TTGGGTGCCGCAGGAATCAGTTGCGTACCGCACGGAGCGGGCGACCGTTCCTTATGCCGGCTGGGTTGCCGCCGGGCTGATCAAACAGTTGCCGGGCCACACGCTTGACTACGCATTCATCGAGAAAGAGATCGTTGATCTCGCCATCCGCTTCAAGCCGGAGAGTATTGCATATGACCCGTGGAACGTGCGCGATCTGGTGAACAGGCTCGTGAACGCGGACTTGCCAATGATCGAGTTCAGGCAAGGAGGCAAGTCATTCAATCCGGCCATGAAGGAATGCGAACGGCTCTATCTCGAGGGCAACATGCGCCACGGCGGCGATCCCGTTCTGAACTGGTGCGTGAGCAACGTCAGTCCACGTTACGACGAGAACATGAACGTCGCGCCGGATCGCAAGCGCAGCGCCGACAAGATCGACGATGCAGTGGCGCTGTTCGAGGCCATCGGCAGCATGATCTCGATGGAAGAGGCTGCGCCGAATTACAGCCTGATGGTGATCTGATGACTGCGCTTGGTTTGGTTTGCTGCTTAAAGGCTAGGGGGAGCCCGAGGGGGTGCCTCGGCGGGCTTGTCCGGTGGAGCTTGCTTCACAGGACTCTAGAAGGAATACAGCGTGCACCTTGTTCGCAGTTAAGAAGAAATTTATTTTCTTCTTACACTATTGGCGTTGATTCTAAAGAAGAATCAGATTCTTCTTACGCTTGACATGGTTTCGTATGAAACTTGCTTTTCCGCAATCGGCAACCTGATGGTGATCGGATGACAAAGCTGCCGGAAAGCCCGCGATCATGGGAATTCGGCGATCCTGCCGATGTGGCAGAGCGCCGCGAAGCGATCGAGCTGGCAGTCGAAGCCAAGCGGGCAGCCGAGCGCGCCCGCAAGGAAGCCATCGCCGCCAAGCGGGCCAAGATGCACGACCTTGTGTTCAACCGGAGAAAGCCATGACAGAGACTTGCGCCACCGAAGACCTGCCGCTGGACTACTGCCGCCGCATGCGCAACTGGGCACGATCATCAGCCGAGGTCGGATTGACGACCATTTCATCCATCTACAACGGGGAATTTTCTGGTCGCGGCGAGACGCGCATGCCGCTACTGATGGGCGAGGCCACCGACACGCACGCCGCCCTGTATGCCCTGCCGGTCGAGGAACAGCACGCCGTCGGGATCTTCTGGCAGAACGAAGGCCGGGGCATGCGCTGGCTGGGCCGGATGCTGGGCTGCTCGGACAAGACCGCCAAGACGCGGTTCCTGCGCGGTTCCGCATTGCACCAAATAGAACTGGCTCGCCGGGCGTCAGTGGCAGCGCGGGTGCGCGAAGAGAACGAACTGACCATGCGCCGGTCGACGGCGGACCACAGCCGGACGGGTTCGGTGTCGGTCGTTGTCAGGCTGTGAGTTGACAAACCCCTGATTCCGCACTAGTCTGCGATTTATTGGACGGTCAGAAGACCGCCCGGAGAAAGCATCCAAGGCCCGCGCACCCCGTGGGCCTTTTGTTTTTGGAGGTCCGCAAATGCTCAAACGAGCCTATTCCACATTCGAGATCAAGTCATTCGATGAGAGCACGGGCGAGTTTGAAGGCATTGCATCGACCCCTCAAACAGACAGAATGGGCGATGTCGTGGAGCCGAAAGGCGCCCAGTTCAGCCTGCCATTGCCCCTGCTTTGGCAGCACAACAGCCGTGAGCCGATTGGACTGGTGACTGCGGCCAAGGTGACGAAGGACGGCATCACCGTCAAGGGCAATGTGATGAAGGATCTGCTGCCGCGCATCAGCGAGGCATGGACATTGATTCGCGCCGGACTCGTCCGTGGCCTGAGTATCGGGTTCAGTCCAATCGAAAGCGAGCCTCTGCAAAAAGACAATCCGTGGGGGCCGCAACGATTTCTGAAATGGGACTGGCTCGAGTTGTCGGCCGTCACCATCCCCGCAAACGCGGAAGCAAGCATTCAAACCATCAAGTCGATCGACAACATCACGCTGGCCGCGCTCGGCCAAGGGCGTGCTGGCGTCGTGCGCCTCGATCAATCCTCTCCCGGCGCCTCGGGAAACAAGCAAAGCAAGGAGAAAGCAATGACGTATTCCGAACAGATCGCATCCTGGGTTGCGAAGCGCGCCGCTTCGGCCGCAGCGCAAGATACCCTGATGACGAAAGCAAAAGACGCAGGCGTCACGCTCGACGTGGCGGAGCAGGAGCAGTACGACGCACTGGACGCGGAGATCGAGCAGATCGACGGTCACGTGGCGCGGCTCAAGAAGCTGGAAGATCGGGCTATCAAGGAAGCCAAGCCCGTCCCGGCAGATCCAACCAAACTCGCTGGCGACAAGCCCGCTCGCGCATCGTCCGACATCCTGTTCGTTCGACCGAACGTGGAAAAGGGCGTCCGCATGGCACGCTATGCGATGGCGCTGTACCGCGGCGAAGGCAGTGCGGAAAAGGCACTGGCAATCGTTCGAGGCAACAAGGGCTGGATGGATACCACGCCGGAACTGGAAACTGTGTTCAAGACGGCCGTGCTGGCCGGCGACACCACGACATCCGGCTGGGCATCGGAGTTGGTCTACGCGCAGAACGTGCAAAGCGAGTTCATCGAGTTCCTGCGCCCGATGACCATTCTCGGTCGCTTGACCGGGTTCCGCCAAGTGCCGTTCAATATCCGCGTTCCCTCGCAGACTGCGGGCGGCACCGGGTACTGGGTCGGGCAAGGCAAGGCCATTCCGGTCAGCAAGCTCACGACTTCCAGCGCAACGCTGGGCATCGCGAAGGCTGCCGGCCTGATGGCAATCGATGACGAGCTGGCGCGCAGTTCTTCGCCGTCGGCCGAACTGCTGGTTCGCAACGACCTGGCGAAGACGCTCCAAGCATTGCTGGACATCGCGCTGATCGACCCGAATCAGGGCGGTCAGACGAACATCCAGCCGGCATCGCTGACGTATGGCGTGACGCCGGTTACACCGAGCGGCACGAACTTCGCCGCGATTGCAACGGACGTGAAGAGCCTGTTCAGCACGGCGATCTCTGCCAATCTGGACATCAGCAACTTCGTCTGGATCATGACGCCGACCACGGCGCTCGCGCTCTCGCTGATGCAAACCAGCTTGGGAAACCCGCAGTTCCCGACGTTGAACATCAACGGCGGCACGTTCATGGGCCTGAATGTGGTCGTGTCCAATGCGGCCAACATCTCCGGCTCGCCGGACTATGCCAACATGATGGTGCTGGTCAACCCGTCCGAGGTGTTCCTCGCCGACGATGGGCAAGTCGCGATCAGCATCAGCAACGAGGCATCGTTCGAAATGTTGGACAACCCGACCAACGCATCGGCCGGATCCAGCGCGGCGACGACGATGGTGTCGATGTTCCAAACAAATTCCCTTGCAATCAAGGCAGTACGGTTCATTAACTGGACGAAGGCTCGCTCGCAAGCGTGCGCCTTCATCCGCACGGCGGCCTACGCTTAAGGAAAACGAGGGGCACTGCAAGCAGCACACGGGGTCGGCCTTCGGGCCGGCCCTTTTTTCCAATGTCGGTTAGCCAAGCCGCCATCGGAAAGATGCAACCGTCAAGGAGACTCCAATGCCACGCATGATCGCCATGACGTCCCTGATCTACGACCGGCAGCAGGTCGAAGAGGGCGAGACATTCGAATGCGACCATCGCGACATGCAGGTGCTGACTGTGTTGCGGCGTGCGCGTATTGATGACGGCGCCGACCCGGTGAGTAAATCGATGGAGGCCGCGCCCGTCAACGGGCAGGCATACCTGACACGGGACATGAAGCAGGACGCTTCATCGCACAGGGACAAGCAACGCTCTCGCGGCCGTTACGCGAGGGATCACTGAACATGCGGTTCTTTCCGCGCGCCGTCGAATCCGAGCTTGGCCCTTCCGGGGAGCTCGTCGAGAAAGACACGCAGTCGCTGTCGCCAGTCTATGCGGGCGCCTCGGGTTGGAGGCTCTTCGGGCCGGTGATGGAAGGTTTCTCCGGCGCTTGGGCGCGCAACATCGTGTCCGAGTCGACGCAGAATATCCTCGCCTTCTCGGCCGTCTATGCCTGCGTGCAACTGATCAGCGCGGACGTGAGCAAGCTGCGCATCAAGCTGGTACGGCGGGATATAGAGGATGGCGTATGGGATGA